GATTTCCCGGGTGATTAAAACCAAGTTTGCGTTGCTCAGATTCGGGAAAAAAACTTTTAGGGTTTTTACCTAAGCCAAAAAATGGTTCAGCTTTTTTCATCAGAAAGTTGGTGGGTAGGCTGTGATTACACGACGGAGGTAACCTCCACGGGCAGGGTTCTGTTCATCTACGAGACGGAACGTAGCTGGCCACGTAGTGGGTGTTGTAGAAGGAAAAAACGTAGTATAGTCTGCTACAACATTTTCATAAATAGGATCGTCAGAAATGTTAACTGTAAAATCTAAAGCCGAATGAAGTGTTGGTCCAATGGAAATCCCAACCCAAGGAGTTTGAAACGCGATCGGCAAAGGTTGCATAATCTGCGGTTCAGTAATGGTAACTGGATTCAGCGACCAACTCTCAACCACCAACGCTTTACAAGGACCGCGGTAAGCTTCCTTAGTGAACTGTGGAATTGCAAAGTAATCCGTGCCGCCGTCGACACCATCAACTTCTTTTTTGTTGTAAGCTTGAATAGAAATGCCACTCAACACAGCTGGCCAATACGCATCTACCGTGGTTTGATAACTCCGACCAGGTGACGTAAACGTCTCCACAGTTCTAACAAACCAACCGCATTTGATCTCGGTGTAGAAAGTGTGGGTAACAACACCCGCCACGTCAGTAATCGTTGGTGAACCTCCGGTAGTTTGAAGGTTCGTTGTTTGACTAACCCACACGTTCAACGCCTCATCCCACTCTTGCTTGGTGATGGTTTCAAAAGTCTGCGGAACAACAGTAGTCCTCAGGGCGTGGAAATCGTCAATCGGTTCAATAATACTTTCCCACACATCACTCGTGCTTTCGGGTGCAGTATCGAGTGGAACAATCTTAGTCCTAATGTGAGCTAAACAAACATACTCACTATAAGGACGAGCTTTCTTTGTGCGTTCAGCAAAGACAGGAACATCGTAGTCAAACGTTGGTGTAAAGAAAATAGTGCAACGACTCTCGTTAGTGTTCCTAGCATTCTCTACTTCCACAAAGTAACCAAAAGCATTGTCGATCTCTGCCCCATTACACACGGCAAACTCCACCACGTGCATTTTTTGTTGGAACCGGTCGACATACTTGAACGATTCCAGCACAGGTCCACTCGCCTTGAGCAGACCTTGCCGGCGAATGTTTGACACTGTTTCGTTGACAAAATCACTCATCGTCTAAATCGGACCAGTCGCCGCCCTCGGTTGAATACACATCGTCACGAATTAACATCTCAAGAGCTTCGTCGCGTTCCTTAATCGGCGGTTGAACCGTGCCTTCTTGCCTAAACACAAAACGTTGAATCAACATATTCAGCTCCACGATTGTCGCATACATCATGTAGTTAAACCCACGAGTGAGGAAGTAGTCTGACACGTTGTAAGGAACAAACGTTAAAGGCACCACTGTAATTAAGTCACTACGAATCCAATCAAGATAAACTAAATCAGGAGTTGCAACGTCAGATTCGTTGTCAATAATGTAAATTCCCGCAATAATTCTCCAAGCATTAACGACACCAGCTAACCAGTTGATAGTTGCTTTGATTGTAAACCCGTCAGCTTCATACTGAACATACTGAGGCTTACCATCGTTCATAGTTGGTAACTTTCTCCAACTACCTTTAAGCTCCAACCCACCAAAATCTGCAGCAGTAGAATTTACCAAGTTTAAAACCCCAAAAGGATCATAGTTTGGTAAATCCCCATACCCCTCAACGACAAGGTTAACTGCTTCAACATCGTTGCTAGGATCAGTGTAAAATCTTCGTGCCCAATGCACGATTTTCGCTGGATAACTACTATCACCGTGGTAATCATGCGGGCGAACTTTCTTCTTGTCAAACTTGACCTTAGCCGCGCGAGACTTTTTAACCACCGTGACGGGCATCATTGCGCCCTCGTCATCAACAACGTAGACAAACCGAATTTGCCTTAACGACACCGGAGTGCCTTCTTCATTAGTCATGGCATCCCACGACAACCCACTTTGATCAGTGGGTATAGCCCCTTCCAACGTGACCTCTGCACATTGCCAATCGTGACGCAGTTCGGCGTGACGTCTGGCGTTGTTGGCAGCCTGAACAAACAAGGTTTCGATACGCTCCAACGAATCAGTTGTCGTGCCGTTGCTTAACAACGCATGACGATCTACTCCGGGGAACGTTACCTGTAGGTAACCGAAAACTGCTGTCTTTAACTGCTCAAGGTTCATAATTGAAAGGGGCTAAAACTCCTACGCTCAGGCTTGCTTGTGGCGATTCCCGAGTTTACCCTTTTCAGGGGACTTACCCTCATACTGGTTAGTCATATTCGTCCCACTGATGTGAGTCTGACTTTCCTTCGCATGAGCGTCAAACATCTTCTTCATCGAGTTCCCAGTGGTGGGAGCCTCGTTAGAAGTAAGACCGTGATCACAATACTTTGGCATCGTTTTGTTTCTTTCTATTTGGTTAGGGGAGACAGTTTACGACACGGTGATGGCACCGACGTTTTGAATCAGCATGTTGGACTCAGGGAACCTGACTTCCATACCGGCTTCCGAGAACCACTCATCCTTACGACCATCGAGATCGTTAGCTTGAATGTTATCGTTAATCACCGTATCGCGGTCATTCAGCGGGCGATACCGCAGATTACCCACGTCAGTGATCATCATGGCCTTCTCGAACGAAGGATGCTCAGTGAACAGTGGGTGGCTCTTGAAGTGCAGGATCCCGTGAACCGTTTCAATCGAAACCACGTTCATACCATAAGTATTCTCCGCACCGAAGTTCTTATTAGTAGTAACGCGTGACTCAATCACCGTATTCAGAGCAGCCAGTGCCTTGCTTCCGCAGAACACAATCTTCTCGAACGACTTATTGTTCGTGCGCCGGAACGCCCGCTCAACATACGAGTTAAACACTGCCCAGGTCATCGTCCCAGAAGTGTTACGGATGATACGTTTCTCGTCATCGGAATCAGCAGTAAGCGCAGCACCGCCAGGACGAAGCTCGTAAGCACCGCCATTGGCCTTCTCATACTGCTGCAACCACCAATGCAAACCACCGGTCGTCCGAAGTGGAACCGTGTCACCCGTGGTTGGATCGGCAATGTTCTGAATACCCTTTTGACCGAACAGGAACGCCTTCTCCATCTTGACCATGTGGTCCAAACAGGAGTCCTTGGCTTTCTCCTTGTAGATACCAGTCTTGTCGAAGTTCGCAGGGATCTTCAAACCAGTTCCGGTAAACGCAAACGGCGTACGGAAAATCTGAGTAAAGTTCTCAGGATTCACCGGTGGGTAGAAAACACCACTACCGCTCGAGATCGAACCTTCAGCACTTGCCGTGCCAACAACGATCAGCCACGAATCTCCTGGACCAGTCGGCGTCGCAGCAGTCGAGTTGATGATACCAGCAACCGTTTCAATGACCGTAAAATCAATCTTGGTTGCAGTCGGAATTGCCGTAATGATACCCTGAAGCTGAACAACACCACCGGAAACCGGTAGGTCCTTCAACCAAATAACATCACGCACGCGGAACTCTGCAGTATCGTCAACCACAACACGCAGCGAACCCGCAGCAGTTGCAGTGAACGGGTTTGCCACAGCCACATCACCACCACCAGTGCTGAACGGAGCAGCAACAGCGTTGATCTGTGTCTTAGGGGTTTTAAACCGCTTTTCGAACCACCCAAACTTAGGGTTATCCGTAGGCTCGGTTTCCATCAACGAAAGCAAACCCGTAAGCGGGGCCGCACCGTTCGGATACTCGTGGAACACCTGACGGCGGTCATTAAGCGAGTAGAAACCATTATCATCGAATGTCTTACTGGAAGTAAGACCAAGAATAGCAGGCATTGTCGTATTTTTCTATTTGTTTGTTTTTGGTCTTTCACCCCCAGATACTAGACGAGCGGGTTTTCACAGGTGCGTTTCCGCCTCCGTGACCCCCGTTCGACATAGAAGCCGGGCGTGGATTTGTTCCTCCAGTCTGGGCATGAGAAATCGTGAAATTGGGATCGAACTGTTTGATCAATCCCTCAGCGGCACTGGCTAATGCCTTATTAACATCTGCGGAATTCTTTCCCGTCAAGTCTCCAGCCCTCTGCACTGCAGCAGGCATGATGTCCTTAAACGGTTCCAACGCAGGATAACTCTTGAAGAACGCCTTTTTAGCTGCACTCTTCTTCTGCTCGGAGATGTGTTCGGCAACTCCCTGATACTTGGAATCGACATCCATCAACGTCTTTTGCCCAATCAACTGAGCAACCGTATTAGTATGTCCAAAGATTCCACTCATCATTTCACCAAGCACACCTTGCAGCGCCCCGGTTCCATGTTCTTGAGCCAGTGCATCGCGGAACTTCCTCGACAACTCTGGAGTAGGCTTATACACCTTTAACCGCTGGTCAATTTCTTCTTGACTCAACTGAGGTGGTCCCTGCTGTTGCTGTCCCTGAATGGACTGAAACCCCTGTGCAATTGCACTAGAAATTTCAGCACTTAGTGCAGGAGAACTATTCTCTCCAACCTGCTGGTTGTTGCTGTTGTCATCTCCTCCGCCTCCGTTGTCATCAACATCGTCGTTACGAAGGATGTAGTGTTTATTCCAAGTCGTTTTCATCTGTGTCGTGGTTTGTTTCTTTCGGGCTAATCAGGTCAAGCATCGTTTGTTCCACTTCACCTGAGATCTTGTAAATGATTACATCACGGAACCGAGCTTCTCCGAGGAGTGCCTCGCGGTTGTTGTAATCGGAAGGAGTTGAGGGTTCTACATCGAGAAGAACTTGTAGAGCTTCGAAGAGTTCATAACGTTGTTTCTCGATCAGGTAGGCAAAAAGTTTAGTGCCGCGGAAGTGCTCGAGTTCTTTGAGGATGTCACGAGCGTTCTCGGGAGTGAGTTGTTCAAGCGGCGGGGGAACCAGGATTCGGTTGGGAGACATTGGCTTGGGCTAGTTGTTGTTGGGCTAACATCATCTGTTGCATTTGCTGAGGGTCAAGCGCGAAGGACTTGAGGTTTGGTGCGCCGCGCAGGACGTAGATTTCTTGCAAGAGTTTGTTCACGTCGAGACCGAGCTGGAGTGCAGCGTTCGGGTTGGACATCAAGATACCAAGGAGTTCTTGGTAGGATTGTGCAAGGTAACCTTTCTCGCCTGAGGTTGTTCCATCGAAGAGGAAGTAGTCAGTAGAACCGACTAACTCTGTGAGTGGCAGGTGGAAGGATTGGTAGAGGTCAGGCGTGGCTTCAAGACGCCCAGGGCCGACGATACGCGAGAAAGTTTGTTCGGAAAGAAAGGCTCGATGGTTGTCGAGGAGTTTTTTACCCAAAGGGCCAAGAGCACCAGTCCAGATGAGTTGGGCCACAAGGACAAGACGGGAAGCGGCACCTTGTGCAACAGACTTGGCTTCGGTGGCAGAACGTCGGCCTGTGTGGTATTGGCCCGTAGCGTTTTCGTTAACGCCTGTGACTTTCTCCATGAGACGGGTCATTTCCGCAGCGTCAACAAGGTGGGTGCGGGTGACGTCTTGGACGGGAAGGGGTTGAATGAAGCGGTCAATACCGGAGCGCCCAGCGTTCTTTTTGATCTGGATGATACGCGAACGGGCCTTCAGGGTCTCCATGTCGACGTAGGTTGGGTCGACGATGAGTTGGTGATCCATCGTGCGAGACGTGGAGGTAACCCGGGAGTTGATTAGCCAGTCGATTACCTCTTGGAGCTTCTCGATGTTACCAACAAGCGATTCGTTGATCTGTTCTTCAACATCCGGGGTGAACTGGTGGCACTCAAAGTTGAAGTTGTCGTGGGCCGATTCCATCGGTTCCAAACGCACGATGCGTTGGTCATTGGCATACCACACAAGGTAAAGCACAGGGTAAGGTTCAGGGCCAAGTTTGGTTCCATCAGAGTCAATTTCGAATTTGTTAGGAACGATCCGGACCTGCATCTCGGTTAGGACCAGCATGTTACGCGAAGAGTCTTTTGAGTTAATGTCGATGTAACTAAACCGTCCCTTGGAGTTACGTCGCGAAGCAAGGTCAGCGTCAATGAACTCAGTAACGTGTTCAATACCAGCCACAAGTCCCTGAGCTTCCATACCCTCCAGGGCTATGCGGGAGTGTTCCTCTTCACAGGCACAAAACTCACCTTCTTCGAACCGCGTAAGTGGGAGCCGAGTGTCTGGGAAGAATTTGTAAGGCGAGACCGAAGTGAGCTTGTTTCCTTCGTAAGAAGTAACTTGAACGCTGGTAGTTTCCGAACCAGTCTGAGTGCCAAACTCGTCAAATACTGGAGTGATTTGTTTTACCCAGCGTTTCTCTTCCACGTAAGAATGCTTTAGCACACCAAAACCAAACCGACCAATATCGAGAAGGAATTGGTAAAGCACTAGGTCGAACTTGTTGTGCTTCAGGTCGCGTTCAAGGATAAGTTCGTTCGCTTCCCGAACCTTCTGATCCTCCACACCAATTTCCTGAATCTCGTAGAACCTAGAGCGTTGATCGTAAAGCGCCATAAGGAACGCTACAAAAGTATTCACTTGCGCGGCGCTAAGCGGCACGACCATTTTGGTTGGTTCACCGTGGTCCCGCTTGGTGCGATCACGCTTATCCTCACACCGTTCGGACTTGTAAACCCTTAAACGCTCATCCCACCTGCAGTAGAATTTACCCATGAAAGAGCGTGAGGTGTGCATGAGTTGCTTACAATGATTCAGCAAAGTCTGCAACGACTCATGCTGCACCTCTTCGGCAACCAGTTTTCGCATTTCAGGGGTCATAATCCTAGAGTAGTCTGTTCGTAACTATTGTTAGCCGTGCTGGCAAAATCATCTGTGTAATCTCTACCAGCGTTAAAAACCATGTCTTTTACAACATACTGTGGGTAAACTTTTTGATCATTCGGGTTTGGCGGAGTCACGTAATGCAACCCTGAAATGATCAACCGGTAAAGGTTTTCCATCATGTGGTCATCTTTGTCAACAACATGATTGGGTTTCTTTTGGTCCCATACGTAGTGGTCAAACTCCCAAAGAGTTTCTGTCACACCCGGCATGAACCTTAGAATTGGTTGACCATTTGTCGGCATCTTGGTCCGAAGAGCTTGCTTAGTCTCGTGGATGCCCCGTTGAAGATCTTTCGGAGCTTTGACTAACTCAAGGCCTTTATCAAACAACACATCAGCCATTGACGTGCCGTCCACTGGAGACTCAATATACGCAAGAGGGTCGCACAAAGCTAATTCAACATGATTGTCGCCAGTAACCTCTAGAATCGAATCAGCAAGATCCGAAATCAAACACGCTTTGAAGACTTCATTGTAAAAGAAAACCTCTCCCGTAGGTGCGGTTGCCGCAAACAAAACAGCATGAGGTGTCTTAGGATGAGGGTCAATGGCATAGCGGATGGTGTAATTTTTGGGAGGAGTACACATGTCCTTCCAACCTTGTGGTGGCGTTGATTCGTTCCAGCAATGTTCTTCTGGTCGAAACTCTTTATACACCGTGCCTGCGAGCGCCGTGGGAATGCCGTGCAACCTGCACTCAGCTTCTTCCTTAGACAATGTATCTGCAAAGTCTTTTCGGTCTTCATCCGACACATAAGGGTTATCGCTCGAACTTCCAATCATCACCCACCTCTTGTCGATGAAACTTGACCCGTGGTCTTTATCAACAGCAATCCGCCGACTCGGCACAAAGAAATCGTTGATCCACATTTGATCTAGTGGAGTGCAAAGGAACCAAGCCTTACCACCACTATCCATCAAACCACGACTGGCAGCCACCCACATATCACGTGGACATGGTTCATCAACGTGAATAAAATCCCAGTTCGAACTTTCATGCGCCATAGGGTTCTGCATGAAACTCTTCACCGTATCAAAGTGCAACGAGCTAATCCCGCCCCACTTAGACTTAATGTAAATGGTGCAAATCTCGCCTTTGGAGTCTTTGTCAACACCTACAAAATCTTTCTTTGGTAGGAACTGGAAGATTTTACCTTTACTAGCTCCTTCGTTTTGATTGGTGAAAATCTCGTCGGCTTTGCCCCAATCATACACAAACACAACCCCTTTTACGGGGCGCTTTGGAATACCCACATACCTCCTTGGATCACCCTCAGGGAAGAACACTCGTTCACCCAAACACCAACTAACATCTTCAGCAGCCCCGCACTGGCTTTTGCCCCAACGATTACCAGTGCGCACATACCGATACTTAAAATCAGCACTAGCATGAAACTTAACTTGTTTTTCATGCGGTTTGTAAAAAGCTAAACCATTCTCACTCTGAAGCTTTCGACGCTGTTGAACTAACTGGAACAACCGAGTCTGGTCCAGCTCTTTCAACTTGTCTTCGATAGAAGCGTTCATGAGTATTATTCTCCCCAACCTCTATCTCCCGCTTACCGGGGAGGGCCGGTAATCTCAAGCCCACGGGAGATAGAGGAGAGTGGGGAAATTATTTGGTTGCTTGGAAATGCATTGCGTCACGGCCCCAAAAGGCACCAGCTGAAAGCCACCCTTCACGGGCAAAAGCTTCCATGACGGAGAAAGGCATTGTGGCTGACTGAGGCCAGTGTTGGGAATTGGTGTTGGTGTTGGGGGCAAAGTCGATTGCCGCCCCGCGAGCGTGTAGGCTGGGGAGGCTGCCGCCACGCATGGAGCGGTTGTTGTAGCATCCGGCGTATTGAGTGAGGATTTCTGGGTTAGTTACAGAAAGTTCGGTGAGGATACGTTTGAGGCTGTCCGCTACCTTGTCGTGGCATCGGATCGACTTGACGGGTTTGTCGTCGTAGCGCAATCCGAGTCCTTCGACGTTGACGCTGACCAGCTTCGACTCGTCGCCGGGACTGCCGTAGAACCCCTGTAGCGACTCCTGAGAAGCTCGCGGCCAGTTAGACTCAGTAGGTGTAAGTGAGCGCAGGTAAGTTTGACACGCTGCGATTGACTTTGGTCCCCAGAAACCGTCGGGTTCTACACCGATTTTGGTTTGAATTGCTTTGATACGAACAATAGTCATAAGTTCCTGTTTGGTTAGGTAACGAATTGTAAGCGTGGGTTCTGGTGGGTTAATGGCGTCAACAACGCGACTAACTGCCCAATGCACAAGTTCAATAAAACGGTTCATAAAGTTTGAAAATTAAGGTGGGAGCAGTCAACCCAATAACTACTCCCACCTACCATGACCCGAGCACCGGGAAATTGGAAAATGTTTAGGCAGCTTCGTTTAAGTCGCGACCTTCTTTTCGACGCATGAGTTCTATCATCTCGTTTCTTGAACGGTTAGCTTCTTTTAAGTCACTAACAAGAGCATCTCGAACTTCTTTTTCTAACACGTCGTATTTCTTTTGCAACGATTCACGAGATTGCCGTTCAATCTTAAGTGCGTAAATTAAAGAAACAACAAAAACACCAGCGAATCCGAAATCAAGAAGTCGTTCAGTGCCGGGTAGAATCATCTCACCAATTAGAGAAGAAGCGACCCAAGCTATTGCGGAGACAAAAGCCGTAGCATAAGCAAAACCTTCTTGAGTAGGTAATTCTATTATACGCCAAAACGCAAGCAGCATATGGTTCATGAAAGTTAATTGTTAAGCACCAATGTAGAAAGCGGCGTTCACGCGCCAGATGACGTTTGTAGTCGCCGGGCAAGTAATAACCATAGTGGAACTTGGACTGCTTCCTTTGATTGGTTTCTGGAATTTAAACACTTGTTCGTTAATGGTTCCTTGAGCAGCAGCGTCGGCAGGGAAACTAAAAACCGGATTCCCGATGATGTTTGTGGTAGTGACAAGCACAGGGGTAGCTGCGGCTGTTAAGGTGGCCGCGTTAAACTTCACAATTTGAAGCATCGTCAAGTAGTTGTAAAGCCCAGATGCACCCGGAATGGTGAGCGTGACTGCAAGACCTACTGTCGCCGTAAGGCTAGCCATGCTGGAAGGAATGTCTTTTATGTAAATGAACTGCTTTGCGTTGCTTGCTCGCAACGTGACGGTTGCCGGGCTGGTGTAAGCGGTCATCCGCACTCGAACCTTTTTCGCACCTGACGGTATGTCTAACGTGAACTGTCCGGCCACAGTAATTGACACCACGTAAAGCTCCGTAACCGGGTTGAAGATCGGATATTGCTGGTAGTTGATGCCGTCGAAACTAATTTCCGCAACCATCGTTGCCGTGAACGAGCCGCGAACGTCAATCACAGCAGACGTTTCCTGTGCGATGGCGATGATTGTTTCCGCGTTGACACCAGCCAACACTGCCGCAGGTCTGGCGTCGATAAGGGCGTCACCACCTTGAGCGGCGATGGTGCGAAGTTGGTTACCGTTAATATCGTAGATGATAGCCATGGTGTCAGTAAAAGGTGTATTTTAGTTTAAAGTCGCCACCAAACTTAAAGCGTTCGGAAGTAATGACAAGGATGAAATTTTCAGTTTCTGGTATTGGTCGGAATTGTAGAAAGTCGGTTTCGTTACTGTTTTCGTCGGTGTCGGCTGAATTGGCCCAGCTGACAGTAATTTGAGAAGATGGAGTACAGCCGGGTGCGAATACCGAAACTTGTTTGGCCGTACTAGCAGGCCACCCGGTGGTCGCTAAAAATTGAACAGCACCAGAAGACGATCCGGTTCCGCCCATTGAAATTGGTAAGACTCCGTCTAATCCGGCTGTCAAAAAACCAAGCGGGGTGTCAACCTGATAACCAAGCGCGTCAGCCACGCCTATTCCAAGGCTTGCCATGTCTGACGGAGCAACACGACCATCTTGGTTTGTCGTCACCGCTATGGTGGCGGCATCTACATCCACCGGGACCAAGAGATAAGGCTCAATGCTCAGGTAAGGTTGATCTGTCCCGTTGACAATAATCCAGTTAAGCGGGTCAATCTTCCAAGGCTCTTGAGTTTGATCTGAGACATACGCGTCGTAGTCAGACATCCCATCAGTGCCGTGAAGAATCCAGCTAGACCCATCAAATTCAAGATACTCTCCAGCTCCATTCGACCACCTTCTCCGGCCATTTGTCGTAAAAAGCTCGTCAGCCAACGGGCCGTTAAACGAAGGAGTCGTTCCGATGACGCTGATTTGTGAAATCCGACTCAGGAAACTTGACAAGTCTTGGTCGCCGGTATTGGTGCCGGTGCTGTTTCCACTAAACGTCCCGTTGAAAGTTCCACTAAAACTCCCACTAAACGAACCACTTTGAGTTGCGAGGGAACCTAATTGTAAAGCTGTTCGATGGAGCAACGGAACGCCTGCAGCATAGGAAAATGTCGTTCCTGTTGAAAGCGTGACCAAACCGTTATTGGTAATCCCTGTAAACGAAGAAGCCCCACCGCTAGTGCGACGAACCAGCGTGCTTGCCGTCGCGTCCGATGCCGACAGGCCGTTGACCTTAACAAAAATGGCACCATTAATAGCGTTGACTCTTTCAACCCTTGCCACTGCTTGTGCTCTCGCTGTTGGTGGTGTTGCTGTCAACCCTCCACTTGCTTTAACGTAAAGCTCTGCATTAACTGCAAAAGTTGAAGTATCAATGTCAATCACATTACCAACAATGACCATGTGACCATTATTGTTATGAGCCACATTTGCATCCATGATGCCGATTGCAGGCATCTTCGCCGCGTTGCTCGCATCAGCCTTCATCACCTCCGCTGTCGATGAACCGGGATGGAAGCCGGAAACATACACCGGATCACCTTTGGTCAAAGCTTCTCCAGCACGAATGTGTGCATAAACACTCCCGGCCAGATTACCGTGGATGTGTGATGCGGTGAGCGTGCCGCTGACGGTCGCCGTGACCGTATCCACGTTGAGCAGGTCGAGGTCGGCAGTGCCGTTGCTCGCCGTGGCCGAAGTGACTGAATTTGGTCCAACTGGCCCCGCTGGGCCTGGCACTCCTGGAGCTGCACTAATCTCAATTACAATTGGTGCAGAATCGACAGCCACATTTAACGGAGCTGACTCAATAAAGATGTCGATTTCGGCCATACTTAAGCTGGTTCAGGTGCAAAGTATTTGACGTTTAGAAGCCCCACCATGTAAGGATTATTCTGAGCGTCCCGAAGTCCATAACGAACTTGAGCGCCTTCACTCAAAGTATCGCTTTGTGCACTGGTAATAAGCACAACCACCACACCCGAAGCTGGCGTAGTCACTGTAGCAGTCCCACTAAAAAGAGTCTCATCAGTGCGAGCTTTCTTAATAGTCAAAACAAACGGAGTGCGTCCTGTCAAATCAATGGGAGTTCCAGTGCTAGTCTCTTTAAAAGTCAGCGTGTGTTCCCAACGAGCGCCCTTGTAGATGTCAAAGTTTTGTGTTGCAGGTGTCATCAGCTTACAAGGTTCAACTTCTTAATCTGTTCGTCGATGTAACGAGCCTTTTCAACAGGATCAACAATACCATCACTATCAAGTTGATTCAACAAATTCTTCTTGCTCTTAGGTTCAGCAGTTCCCAAAGCGTGATCCAACAACAACTTAGCCGCTTGAACCCTACTCGGGTAAGGTGCCTGTTGATTGTCTCGAATTTGTCGCAAGAAGTTCACCGTGTCCAACACAGTCCCTTGCAACACCCTCTCAATGATAACCTGTTGATCAGGTAACTCATTCAGAATACTGGTCAACTCCTTAACCTGCAACAACGCTCTAACCTGTCCTTCAGACAACTTGAGCAACAGCGCAATCTCACTTGCACTCTTTCCCTGACTCAACAACACTGCCACCATCCTTAACAATGGCACATGTTGTTGTGGGAAACTCCCCTCAATCACTTCAACAAACTCTTCCAACACGGGAACACCTCCAGCGTCTTCACGCTTGCTATCTAAGTCAATGCAAAAAGCTTGACTAAACTGTGTTCCTTCGTGCATGAGAATAGTTCTCTCGAACGTTAGCAGTAGTGTTTGAACGGGTTCCACCCATCCGGCACCTTGCTGCGCAAGCTCCGGTTACTTAAGGATCACGAGTGGTTTACCTTGGGGAGGGATGATGGTCAGCGGGCGGCGCGGTTTCATATGAGTAGTAATATAGGCTGAAATGCGTAGAAAGCAAATAGTATCTTTGGATAAAATCCCGTTACCTTTACAACTTTGTCGGCCCCGCACTGCTTGTTTCCAACGCCCTGACCGGTCCCAAGGCCCCACTTGTCCGAGAGAATAGTTCTCTTGCACAAGTCAACGTTCTAAACGAGTTCGTTGAGTTTTGAAAATTTGCGCGTGGGGGATATAAGCTCAATCACACCTAGCGAGGGGGAAGGGTACCCCTTTTCGGAGGGGGGGGTCTGGCTGCGACCGGGCGGGCTAGCACGGCCATTCCGGCAAGGGGTGAAGAGAGGCGCGACGGGCGCAAGCGGGTTGACTCCCGCAAGTTCCCCTAGCTTCCGCTTCAAACGTTCTTTGACAGTTCTGGTCCAGCGGCGAGCGGGTGCAATCCCCAGCGACGACCCGGCATGGATGAAAGTCTATCTTTCCAAGTTGACCTCATGATTTGGGCTTTAAACTTAAACAAAGTAGAAAGTCAAAAAAACATGAAAACAACACAAGTATTAGAGCAACGGAAAAGGAAGATTGAGTACATCGTGGCTGAAGAGTCACGCGCGGGACTGGACCTCCTGATTTCACTGGTCGGCGCTGAGGCGCTGGTGCG